CCCCCCCCCCCCCCCCCCCTTAGTCATATATCCCTTTAATTACAGTAATATAATATCTAATATATAATATATGTAAAATACAAATAATTACACAAAACACCCCACAGGCCGCGCCACATAAGGGTTTGCACTTGTGCGGATTGTTGTGTAAGTGGCGAACTGAAATGCAAAAAATGAGCGGGGCCCTTTAAAATCAATGACTTAGTGATTTTCGATAGATTCCATGCGAAATAATTGACATTAAAATATAAATAACTAATAATTCAGTTCATCAAGTTAACCAATGATGGAGTCGACGGAAATGAGCGCGAGTAAGATTTTTGAAAATCTGGATAGCGGGAAGATGGTTTGGCCATTTAAAAACATGTCGGTAGGCGACGTCGTTGAATTTCCTCCCGAGATAGCCTCAAGGGCCGCCACCTCAGCGTCTGGATACGGGGCTAACTACAACATGAAATTCAAGCGCCGCAAGGACAAGGAAACAGGCAAGATGTACATCAAGCGAGTAGCGTAACAACACAGGGCAACCCCATGGAAAACCAAAACCCCCGCACCCTGGCTGAGATCATGGCCGACAACAAAAACCGCGACCGCATCGAGTACATCAACAAAAACATCGGCGACATGTACGACGAACAGATCCGCATCATCCAGGGCATTCTGGAAGGCGAAAAGATCATGCCCGAGTCGCCGGAGCATTTCGCATACCTGCTGATGCGGTTTACCAAAGCGATCCCGGCATCGGTAAGCGCCGCGACAATCGAGAAAAGACCACGCGTCAAGATCTCCGACATGAAGATTGGTCAGGAGCTTCGGTTTGCGAAGTCAGAGCAAAAGCGGATCCGGGGCAACGTGGCGACCACCAAATGCCGCACCGGGATGGATTTTTTCTTGTCGGTGGATGAAGCCACGGGCGAGCTGGTGGTCAAGCGCATTTACTAGCCACCACCCCCACCAAGCCCCGCCAAGTGCGGGGTTATTTATTTACGCAATTCTTCTTGCATTAAACCCCTGCCGGTGTATTCTTTCCCTGTGCCAGTCAGCACGGGCTGGCACCAACCACAGGAGAACCCCATGACCACCAACAGCGAACTGATCACCCTGCCCCCGGCCGACACCAGCGAGGCAAACCTGCCCAGCATCCCGGCGCACTTCACCGCACCGGCACTGGAAGCGTTTTACAAGCAGGTCGAAGCCGAAGTCACCGCCGAAGTGCCGGACGTTGAGACGCCGGAAGGCCGCGCCAACATCAAGGCGCTGGCGGCCAAGGTGGCAAGCAGCAAGACCGCCATCGACAAGCCGATCCGCGACCACTTGCGCTCCATCAAGGCCATTCCGAAGATCTTGGAAGCGAATGCCCGTGAGAGCATTGAGCGCTTCGACAGCCTCAAGGCGACCGTGCTTGCGCCGCTGGAGGCCGCTCAATCGACGCAGGACGCAATCCTTGCCATGCTGGCTGGCATCCCTACCCGCTGCGCATCGGAATTCACCACAAGCGATTCTGTGCGCCCTGCGCTTGCAGAGGTCGAATCGGTGAACCTGGGCGACTTCTGGCCGGAGCTGCGCAAGAAAGCCAGGGCAACCAGCGAGACGGCGCTCACCATGCTGCGCGATACCCTGGAGCGCCTGGAGCGTGAGGAAGCAACCGCCGCAGAGCTGGAGCGTCTGCGCCAAGAGGCTGCCATCCGTGAGCAACAGGAGCGTGATCGCCTGATCCGCGAGGAGGCAGCCCGCAAAGCCCGCGAAGAGGAAGAGGCCCGCGCCCGCCGTGACCGCGAAGACGCCGATCGCCGAGCAGCCGAAGCCCGTCAGCGGGAAGAGCAGGCCAAGCTGGATGCCAGGCTGGCAGAGCAACATGCAGCGGAGGCCGAGCAGCGCCGCCAGGCCGACGCCGAAGCAGCAGAGCAACGCCGCATTACTGCAGAGCAAGCCGCAGTTGATCGCCAGCGCCTGGCAGAGCAGCAGGCCGCCCAAGCCGAACGCGACCGCATGGCCGAGGAAGAGCGTCAGGCCGAGATTGCCCGCAAGGCTCGCGAGGATGACAAGGCGCACCGGACGGCGATCAACCGCGCCGCGCTGAACGCGCTGATGGCAGAGACCGGGATCGACGTTGAGCTTGGCAAAGCCGTGCTGACAGCGATTGGCAAGGGCCTGGTTCCGAACGTGAAGATCCACTACTGATTCAGATCGGGCCGCCGCAGGCGTCGCGGCCCACACACAACACAGGAGAGCACCATGATTATCGACTGGACAGCAGCACCCGAAGGCACCACCCACGCAACCATCCCGAGCGGGGATCCGCGCTGGTACAAGCTGGAAGGAGGAAAGGTTTTTTGTTGGGCAATCACGACGAAGGAGTGGATGCCGTCATTCTTCCTCACCGTTGACGAGATCACCGACGCTGGCCTGCGGCTGTATGCCAATGGCGAGCAGTCTGAGCTGGTGATGCTGCGGGAGCAGCGGGATGCGTTGTTGTCTGCGGTTAACATGTACGAGGCCGCATTTGAAGGCTTATTCTCGGTTTGCCTGAGCAACGGGGTATACAACCAGTGGGGAAGGGCGGTTGATTGCACAAGCCTGAATGAAGCTCATCGGCTTGGTGAGCTGGCGATAAAAAAATGCGCGGCGGTGTCGTAATGGCGCATCAAGTTGTTGGTCTCACCAACGATGAATATCGCCAACAGCGAGGACTGTCGAAGTCGGATTTAGACCTGATCCACCAGTCCCCCGCCTTGCTGGAGTGGGCCCGCAACGCGCCATCGGTTGGAAGCGAAGAGGTGGATCTCGGCACGCATGTGCACTGCGCCATCCTGGAGCCGGACGTTTTCGCGGGCACCTACCGCAAGGCGCCAGCTGGTGGGAGGGCAGCAGCGGACAGATCGCGGGTCGAAGCGTTCGCCGAGCACTGCAAGGCTGGTGGCAAGATATGCCTCGATGCCGACACCTACGACATGGTGATCGCCATGCGTGACAGTGTGCTGGCGCACCCTACTGCGCGGGAGCTGCTCACCAGCCCCGGAGTAAGCGAGTCGAGCATCTTCGGCGAGCTGGAGGGTGTGCGGGTCAAGTGCCGGCCGGATCGCATTGTCGAGGGGCGTCACATACTGGTGGATGTCAAGAAAGTGGATGCGATAGAGCATCTAGCGAGATCCGTGCAGCAGTTCCGCTATTTTGTTCAGGCTCCATTCTACTCCGACATCTACGAGCAGTGGACTGGCCACAAGCCTCGCTTCATCTTCGTGGCAGTGGGCCAGCGGCGCAGCATTGGGCGGCACCCGGTGCGGGTGTTTGAGTTGGAGCAAGCCTGGGTTGATGCTGGGCGCGTCGAGTACCTGGACGACCTGGAGCGCGTGCGGGAGATGGAGGAATTCGGCGCCGGGATGCACGTCGAGGTGCTTGAGCTGCCGAGGTGGGCGCGCAGCTAAATAAAAACACAAAACAGCTTGCAATAAATAACGCCATGACGTAGAGTTGTGGCGTTGTTACAAAACAGGAGAAACCAAATGAGCAACGCACTTGCAGTAATCGCCCAGAACACTGGCGCAAGCGTCGAGGACATCACCGACGTCCTGCGCGGGATGATCGTCAGCGCGAAGAATCAACATGGCGCCCAGGCCACAAACGCAGAGCTGGCCATTGTCGCAGGTGTCTGCGCGACCTACGGCCTTAACCCCCTGGTGAAGGAGTGCGCCGCATTCGTCAGTGGCGGCAGGCTGTCCGTCGTGGTGATGGTGGATGGCTGGTACAAGATGGTCAACCGCCGCCCTGAGTTTGACGGGGTGGAATTTGACGACAAGTTTGACGACAAGGGCAACCTGGCGTCGATCACCTGCCGCATGTTCATCAAGGGCCGCGAGCGCCCAGTGTGCGTGACCGAATACATGTCGGAGTGCCGGGACCCCAAGTCCAGCGTCTGGACTAAATGGCCGGCCCGCATGCTGCGCCACAAGGCGTACATCCAGTGTGCGCGGATGGCCTTCGGCATCAGTGAGGTAATCGACGACGACGAAGCCTCCCGCATCACTGCCAACTCGCAGAGCGGATCCCGCGAAAAGGACATCACCCCGGCAGCCAAGGTGATCGACTGGGAAGCCATCAAGGCGGACATGGCCGAGTGTGGCGACGAGGAATCCCTCAATGCCGTATGCGTCGAGCTGCGCAGTCGCCTGGAGGCTGATGGGCAGTGGGCGCAAGCCAAAGCCACCTGCATCCTGATGAAGTCCGAGCACCAGGCGCGGATCCAGTCCTACGCCGCACAGGCTGACGCTGGGCAGGGCGAGGTGTTGGAGGGTGAGTTTGAGCCAGCCAGCAATGCCAGCAGCACCAGTGCCGACGCCAGTCCCGTAGAAATGGAATTCGAGTAACCAAACCCGCCGCCCAGCACAGGGCGGCAAAACCAACACGGAGAGATAACAATGAAATCATTCAAAGAGTTCGCAGCAGAAGCCGCGCAGATGGAAAACCAGTGTCAAGTCAAAGAGGCCGCCACGGCCTGGCGCCGAGCTGGTGCGTACTGCGAAAAAGAGCAGAACCGCGATTGGTGCAATGCACGCGCCGGGTTCTGTGAGTCCCGCTTTGCTAGGGAGGCTGCGAAGTGATCAATTTTGACAACATCGAGAATTCACTGCGGTGCGAGATTGCTGACGATAATGGCAATGGAAGTTGCGATCTGACTAACACCGCACTGCTTGAGCTAATCACCCTCATCCGCCAAGCAGAAAAAGACGCTGCGCGGTATCGGTGGTTGCGTGATGAGGCGGCAGACGCCGATCAAACATCTCCTCTTGTTTTCATGGCAGACGAGTGCGCCGACATAGTCACTGATGGAGATTATCAGGGAATTATGTTTGGGAAGTTACTAGACGCCGCAATCGACAAGGCCATGCAGTGCAAGTAAAACTCGAATTCCTCACCTCCTGCGACGCCCAGCACGGTGCTTACTACCTGCAAGATCGAGGCTGCAGCGTCAAGCTGATGGGCAAGGCCCTGGTGGTAGACAAGCCGGTTCCGGCAGATCTGGCACTGGTAATGACGACCTATCGGGCGTTTACTGTGGATTTGGCGGAGGGTGACACATGCGCATGATCCTGGCTGTTATCGTGGTGCTGGCAATTGGCGTAGCCCCGCACTGGGAAAAGTACAAGAACGAGAAGGTCGCGGCCTATCAGGCCCAGCATGGCGGAGAAGTATGCAAGGTGAAAAACATTTTCATCGGCGTGGAGTGCCGCCCCTTCACCAGGGCGGAGCTGGAAGCCAAAGAGCAAGCCGAAGCCCTGCAACGCTGGAATGATCGCGTGGCGGATGCAGAGGCCAGAAGGCGGGTGGCGAAGCAGATGGAGGATATTTTGGTTTATGGGAAGTAGAGCTTGCGTTTAATGCGCGGGTGAGTGAGAATGAATTTGTGGTGAATGCGCAGGCTGATGCGCAACCTAGTAAGGCGGGTAACATTGCGACACTTTGGGCGCACTATATGAACCGTATGCCGGAGTTCAGCACCGGCCACCACAAGATCTAGCCGCGGAAATGATTGCGAATCACCGCGCCGCCAAGCCTGAAGCGTAAAGACAGGCGCATAACTGAGGTTGCATTGGAAGAAAGGAAATCGGCGCACACTACTGGCGCTCGAGCCGTGCCAGTGCAACCCCAGTTATGGAATATCCTGTGCAACGCCAACCTTCGCCCCTCACTTGTGGGGCTTTTTTATTGCGGCGCGAAAAGTGGTATATTGACATTACCGATTGACGTGGCTAGGAAACGGCTAGATGACGATGATGAAGAAGCTAACCGAGAAAGAAGAGCTGTACTGCCGAAAGTACGTCGAGCTGCTGAACCAGCGCCAGGCCTACATGGCATCCCGCGATACAGAAAGAATGAAGTCAAACACAGTTGACCGGCGGGCAAGCGAGCTGCACCAGAAGCCACACATCCAAGCCCGTATTAACGAGCTCATGGCAGAGCGTGAGCAGCGCCTGCAAATTGATGCTGACTATGTGCTGCGCCGCCTGGTTGAGATCGACCAGATGGACCTCCTGGACATCCTTGATGAGAAGATGGCATTCCGTCCCATATCGGAATGGCCCAAGGTATGGCGCCAGTATCTGTCCGGCGTGGACGTGTCCGAGCTGTTCAAAGGGGCTGGCGATGAGCGCGAAATGGTCGGCGTCCTCAAGAAGATCAAGTGGCCTGACAAGGTGAAGAACCTTGAGTTGCTTGGTAAGCATGTTCGCGTCGGGGCTTTCAAAGAGCAACTGGATCACACTTCATCCGACGGCAGCATGACCCCCAAGGGAACCATCAACATCGGCGAGCTGTCAGACTCCGCCATGGCCGAAATCCTCAAGGCGCGCGATGCTGCTGACTCCTGATGTGCTCGACCAGATAGAGCGGGAATATTGCTCCCGCTCCCTGGCTAACTTCGTGCGCCGGGCTTGGCCGATACTAGACCCCGGTATGCCGCTGGTATGGGGGCCGCACATGGATGCGGTGTGCCTGCACCTGGAGGCCGTGACTAAGGGGCAGATCAACCGCCTGCTGATCAACATCCCACCCGGCACATCCAAATCCTCCTTGGTGTCGGTGTACTGGCCAGCCTGGGAGTGGGGGCCGAAGGGTATACCCACCAACAGGGTGATCGGGGCTTCCCACGAGCAGAGCCTATCTGTTCGAGACTCCACCAAGATGCGGCGCCTAGTGACGGATCCGTGGTATCAGAAGCTGTGGCCGACCAACCTGATGCGGGACAACAACCAGAAGCTGAGCTTTGAGAACGAAAGCACCGGCTTTCGTCAGGCCTGCGCCGTACGCTCAATGACTGGCCGCCGGGGCGACCGGGTTATCTGGGATGACCCGCACAGCGCCGAGGATGCCCACAGTCCTGCCGCCCTGATAGAGGCCGAACGGATATTCAAGGAGACCCTGCCGACTCGCCTGGTCAGCCCAGAGCATTCCGCCATCGTGATCGTCATGCAGCGCCTGAACGAGAATGACGTGTCAGGTATAATCCTGTCCGACGACTACGGTTATGAGCACCTGTGCTTGCCCATGGAGTACGAGCGCGACAGGCATTGCAAGACTTCGATTGGCTGGGAGGACTGGCGCAAGGAAGAGGGAGAGTTGCTGTTCGCCGAACGGTTCCCGGCGCACGTTGTCGAGCGTGACAAAAAGCTGATGGGAAGCCATGCTGTTGCGGGCCAGTTCCAGCAGCGACCGAGCGCCAAGGGTGGTTCAGTTTTCCTTGACCACGGCCAGCGATTCTACTTGCCCAAAGACTTGCCCGAGAAGTTCGACCAAGTGATCTGCTCCTGGGACTGCACCTTCAAAGACACCGATGGCTCGGATTATGTGGTGGGCCAGGTATGGGGGCGCTACGGCGCAAACTGCTACTTGCTCGACCAGGTTCGTGACCGCATGAGCTTCACCAACACCAAGAAGGCGGTGGTTGCCCTCAAGGCTTCCCGCGACGACATCCGCGCAGTGCTGATAGAGGACAAGGCCAACGGCCCAGCAATCATCGACTCCCTCAAGATGGAGGTTCCCGGCCTCCTGCCGGTTGAGCCTGACGGCTCCAAGCTGGCGAGGGCGCACGCGATCACCTACCTGTGGGAGGCCGGAAACATCTACCTGCCGCACAAGGACATTGCGCCTTGGGTGACAAGGTTTACCGACGAGCTCTCATCCTTCCCGTTTGGGGCGAATGATGACCAGGTGGATTCCATGACCCAGGCCGTGCGCCACCTTTACCCGGTGCGCGGTAAGATCAAGATCTCGGCAGAAGCCAAGGCTCGAGCGATGCGTTATCCTATGGGCAGGCGTTAGCCAGCATTCACTGGGCACCAGCCCCAACAGACACGAGGAACGCCCATGTGGCCATTTGACATCAAGAAGAAACGGCTAGCAGAGTTGCAGGCAGCAGTTGAGCAAGCCAAGGCTGAGGAGCGCGAGAAACATCGCAAGCGCAGCATGTCCAGGGCGCTACTCAAGTCCATGGAGAAACGCGCCAAGGATGCCGCCAGACGCTGGGATCCGCCACAGCTCATGCCGGGCGTTGTCCCTGCCGGCACCACTCCAGCCGTGGCCATGGACTCACTCTGCGGCCCAACCTACCAGTTTCTTAACTCTGCGGCGGGCGGTCTCTACGCTGCCAACATTCAGCCTTTCCCCGGATACCAGAACTTGGCGGCCCTAGCCACTCGGCCGGAGTACCGGGCGTTTGCGTCCACGCTGAGCACCGAGCTTACCCGTGAGGGCATCGAGATAACCAGCAAGGACAGAACCAAGGCCAAGGAGATGGCCGAAAAGATCAAGGAGCTGGAGGAGGCTTGCGAGTATTACGGCGTCATGGGGATCATTCAAAAGGCCGCCGAGCACGACTGCTTCTTTGGCCGAGGCCAGATCTCAATCAACATCAAGGGCGCTGATGTGTCGGTGCCGCTGATACTGGATCCGCGCACCATCAAGAAAGGCAGCCTGACTGGGTTCTCTAACATCGAGCCGATGTGGACTAGCCCCAGCGCCTACAACGCGCTCGACCCGACTGCTCCGGACTTCTATAAGCCAAGCACTTGGTGGGTGTTGGGCCGAGAGATGCACGCCTCGCGCCTGCTGACCATCATAACCCGCCCGCTGCCGGACATGCTCAAGCCGGCTTATAACTTCTCTGGGATCTCAATGTCCCAGCTGGCGCAGCCCTACGTTGAGAACTGGCTGCGCACTCGGCAGTCCGTGAGTGACCTAGTGGACAAATTTTCCCGCACATTCCTCAAGACCAACATGGCCCAGGTGCTGAATGGTGGCGAAGGTGGTGACGTCTTCGATCGGGTCGAGATGTACGTCAACATGCAGAGCAACCTGGGTTTGGCGGTGATGGACTTTGAGTCCGAGGACATCGTGCAGGTAAACACCCCGTTGTCAGGACTGGCTGACCTGCAAAGCCAGTCTCAGGAACACATGTGTTCGGTATCGAAGATCCCGGCAATCAAGCTCACCGGCATCAGCCCATCCGGCCTAAACGCGAGCAGCGAGGGAGAGATCCGCTCTTTCTATG